CTAATGCAACGAGCGTGCAGGCCCGCCAAGCGACCGCAACTGGTACTCAGTAACAGTTTGGTACAGCGACTCGGACTTCAGCCTCAGGCGTTCGATTTCTGCCGCTGACTCACCGGCGTCTAGGGCAGCTTGGTAGCGCCGCTGTGCATCGATGGCCTGCTGAATCAGCGGCTCGCCAGCCTCAACAACTCCCGCCAAGGTCTTCTTCACGCTACCGCTCCGCCTGTTTGATCAGCGCAGTATAGGACGCCTCGCACGCGAGCCCAGCTATTCTCGATCTGTCATACGCTTTCGCCAGCTCTCCCGCTCGGGCATCAGCCCGTGCGAGCAGGTCGGAGAGCACCATGGCGGCGCGGGTGGCTGCCTGGCTTCGGGCGGCAGCGGTGGAATCTGCGGTGCGCTTACCCGCGGCGGCGGCATATCGGGCTGCATCGTCGTGCAGGCGCTTGCCAGCAGCATCGGCGCCATCAGCGCCAGCAGCTGCAGTGTGTTCTTGTTCCCGGGCATTTGCTCTCGCCTCTTCCTGTGCCGCTGCGCGGCGTTGCTCTTCACTGCGGGCCCTGGCCTCTTCCTGCGCCCAGGCCTGCTGATCACCTGCATCGCGGACGGCCCAGCGGGCCTGCCATTCGGCATCCATGGTCGAGCGGCCGTGTTCGTAGGTGCCCCAGAACGCCCAGAGCACCAGCGCCAGCGATGCCGCTGTGCGCCAGGTGATCACGCCAGCACCTTCAGCGCGCGGTCATACAGGGCCTTTCGCTCAGCGGCGCCGTGCGGTACCCGGCCAGGCTTGCCGGTGTTGATCACGCTGCCGATGTCCCGGAAGCGGCCGGCGTCGGCCAGCTCGTTGAGGCTGTGGGTCGACCACCACCAGGCGGCGGACAGGGCGGCGTGCTCCGGCTGCTCGAGCAATTCGGGCTGTTCTTCCAGTGGCAGGGCTAGGCCGGCGCCGGCGCCGGCATAGTTCCCCCGACCGGTGAGCTGGATCAGGCCGCGTCCACGGTACCGCCAGCCGTCCCCCGGGCGAGTGTTGCCCATGCGCCCGCTGTACACGATGTTGGCGATCTTCTCCGGCTGCCGCGCGCAGGCGGCTGCCGACTCCGCGGTGAACCGGCTGGGCCAGATACGCACCAGCGCCTCGGCGCTGTAGTTCAGGCTCTCCACCAGGTTGCGCAGCTGGCCCGACTCATGGCCGACCTGAGCCAGGAAAGCCGCCACGCGCACCGGGCTGTCAATCTTGTAGCGCGCCATGGCCCGGTTCAGTGCAGGCAAAAAAATGCCCGCGACTGGGCGGGCGTTCGGGAGGATCTGCAGAAGTTGCTGCATTGTGATTGGCATGACTTTCAAACCTCGTACTACAGAAAAGAAAAAGCCCCGACGATGCGGGGCTCTATTGGGTGTGTTCCGTCTCTTGTGGCGGCGGCGCGGTAGCATCGTCGGGGCTTGGCGGCCAGTCGATTGACAAGGGGTAATCGGGCTGCTGGTCCAGGCGATTCAGGGCGATGCGATAGCGCTTCCAGGCCAGCAGCGCTTCCTGCTCATGCGCTGAGGCCTCGCCGAGGTCTACCGCATCCTGCAGGGGCGCGATGCGCTTCGAGGCATAAGCCAACTTCTCTTCGCGCAAAGCCAGCCCTTCGGCGCGGATACTCTCGTTCTGCGCCACGGTATCCAGTACCCAGGCGTCGCCGTCCCAGTAATAGAATTCGCCTGGGTATTCCTGGCGGGTCAGTTCGGGAGGCAGCTCGCCAAGGGCGCTGTGCTCCGTTGCATTGCCGGTAGCCACCTCGTAAACGGTGCCCCGGTTGTCCTCAACCAGGGCCCAGACGTTGCGGGCCAGATCACGAACCACGGCATGGCCGGGCACGGACCCAGGCGGCGTATCAAGGTAGGCATACGCCGGAATCAACCAGTGCTCGGCGTCGAGCGGGTCCGGGTCTGCGAAACCCTGGCCGATGTACTGCAGGGTTTCAGGGTGTGCGTTGTAAATGATTGGAGCGTCCATTAGAGGCCTCTTCAGTATTTGATACAGGCAAGCAGCGCGATGTTGCGCGGGCGCGCTTCGTTGCCGCCATCTGCGTGAATCGTTACGCCGTGAACGTGGTCACCCACAGCAGCCGCAGAGCCAACCACGGGGTGCGCGTGGTTACCACCAGAAGAAGTGAAATTCCTCCATGCAGTAACCCCGGCGGTGTTGCCCGCCAGCGATGCAGCGGTTTCTCCCGGGGCGATGCTACCGAAGCCCCCCACCCCTACCAGGTCAGCGGCGTTTGCGACGGCGGTGGCGGTTCCGCTCACAGAGTGGGCATGCCCACCGGCAGCGGAAACCGTACCGCCGTGCACGTGATTCGCGTTCTGGCTGGCTTGAATTGAGGCAATTAGGCGCCCCGGGTCAACACCACGCCCATCGTCGAAGCCGCGGATAAACTCCCCGCGTAGGTCCGGTACGTTGAAGGTGCTGTGGCCATCGCCGGCACCGCCAAACACCCTGATTGCCGCGAACAACGCCGCATAGGTGGTTCGACTGATCACCGCACCGTTCGCCTTGAGATAGCCGGGCGGCGGAGTGTTCGAGGCGAAATAAACAATGGTGCCAGGTGGCGTGTTGTTGTCGAGCCGCGTCCAGGTATTCCACTGCTCCCCGTAGCAGCTACGGGCATAGACGGCATTACCCTGGTCGTACTGGATGGCCAACTGAGAGCGGTTCGCTCCCGGGGCCAGGTACCCGTAAAACGTCGTAGTGATATGCCAGTAGTGCTTGTCATCCGGCGTGTTGGCGTGATTGGTCAGAATCACCTGATTCACGGCCAGGTTGGGGTCTTGATCGACCGGCCCCTGATTCATGCCACTGGCTGCCGTGAGTGCTGCAGCCAGGCCTGAGATGTCCGCCATGGCATGGGTGTGCGACGCCGCTGCAGCGCCCAGGGTGCCCCGCGCTGTTGCACTATCAGCGGCGCCGAGAAGCCCGCGCATCAGTGCCGACAGCGGCGCCATAGCGAACTGATCAACGCCGGTGCTGAAAATGATCTGATTTGCTGCAGTGCTCAGCGCTGCCAGAGCCGACAGGGTGTTATCCATCGGCTGCTTACTTGCCAGCGCGTTGGTCATCGTCGTGGCAAAGTTTGGGTCGTTGCCCAGTGCGTTTGCCAGCTCGACCAGCGTGTCGAGCGCACCAGGGGCGGCGCCGATCACGCCATTGATCACGCTTTTAACCCAGGCGGTGTTCGCAATCTGGGTGTCATTCGCCGCCGCTGCAGCGGTCGGCACTTTCGGTGCGCCGGTAAAGCTCGGGCTGTCGAGCGGTGCCTTGCTGGCCAGCGCGGTATTGATTGCCTCCAGGTCAGCGATAGTCAGTGCCCGCGACCACTTCATTGACTCGGGGCCTCCCGGGGGCTTGGCGAACTCGCCAAACCAGACCCGGTGCCCGTATTCAAAAACGATAAAGTTCGTCATGTCGGCACGCGGCGTGCTGGCAATAACCCCCAGCAGCACCGAGCCCGTTCCAGCCGGAGCGTTGGGCGTCGGCGCCGACGTCCCCGCACCGTTTGCCTGGTAGAAGCCACCCGGCACAATTGCCTTGAAGTCAGGCAGTGCCGGCGCTTTCGTGGCGTCCAAGCCCACTTGGCCAATTTTCAACGCATCGGTAATGCCCATGCCGGCGAGCGTGTCCGGGTTCGATGCACTCAGTACGCGGCCGTCAGCGGCTACCTTGACCTTGGTGTACTCACCTGCAGCCACTCCAGTACGCCCCAAGGCCGGGGCGAAGTTCAGCGGGGTGCTGCCCAGCGTCGGCGGCACCAGGTTGGTCAGCTGCCAGGTAGTGCCGCCGTTGGCCGTGCCGCTCTGCACAGGCACCAGGTGGCCCGGGATACATTCAACGCTTTCGTTGGCGTCCTGAGCCCGCACCCAGGCCCCGGCAGCGGCGGTGTAGATCCAGTTCTGTGCCGCGTTGGCTTGGTTCTTCACCAACACCCGGTCCCCGGCCAACACGCTCACGCCATCAATGTTCTGCAGGCCGCTCAGGGCGATAGGCCCCGTGGTCGCGCAGCGTACCGAACGCTTGGCATCGGTCGCGGTGATGGTCTGAATCGCCTTGAGCAGCTGGCTCAAGTCGCCTTCGGTCGGCGTCATGCCGGCCGAGAGGATCACGTTCAGGATCTCTTCCGTGACAGCGTTGCCCCAATGCGCCGGGATCAGCGAACCGATCTGGCCGAGGGTTGGGTTTTCGTCCACAAACTTGCCGTCCACCAGGCCAACGCCGGGCGTACTCTTGGGGTAGTCCATCAGGGTTTATCCGTATTGAATGAATTCGAGGGTGTGCGCCGGCGCCGAACGCCTGATCACACATTCCAGGGCGCCGCTTGGGTTCATCCCGAAGCGTTGCCCCCAGTAGCTCGCGCCAAAGCGGCGCCCGAGGCGCAGGCGCGGCCCGGTTTCTAGGGTCCACATAAACTGGGCGGTCCACGTCCCGAAGTGCGCGGCGCCAAAACGCGACCGGCCAAAGCGTGGTGCGCTGTGCTCGACCACCCGGGCCTGCATGTAACCCAGGCTGAAAGCCAGCTCGACAAAGTACGCCGGCGTCTGGCCGCCGACCTCGACCAGCCGGCGACGCACCGCCAGTTGCCGGTCATCGAAGGTCGGCGACTCGCCCAGGCAGGGATCAGGCAGTTTCATGACCCGTTCCCAGTCCGGTACCAGCTCGCGCACGGTGTCCGGCTCGCTCTCGGTCAGCAGGTCCGCCACCCGCAAATCCTCGCGGGCCAGCTCCTGGGCGGCGGCAGCCAACAACGCGTCCACCTGCGGGTTAAGCTCACGGTCCCAGGCCGGGCCCGGGGGCAGTAGCGCGCGCAATTGCCCGTGGTAGTCCTCTGCCGTCCTTACAGCCACAGCACACCCCCATAGGTCAGCAGCTCATGGGCGGCGGCCGATACGTTGCCCACCGGCGCAGTCAGGGTGTGGTCCCGCTCGCCGGCGGCGCCGCTGATTGCTTCGCTGATATGCGTGGCCAGCAGCTCGGCGCCCAACTCCGACTCGCGGTTGTGCAGATCGATCAACGCCGCTTCGACCGCCCGCCGCACCGCGCTGCTGTCGGGGGTAACCTTGAGCTGGTACTGAACCGGCTTTTCCGCCGGCGGCAGCACGTACACTTCAGCCGTTACCGGCCGTTCTTTCTCGATGTAGGCCGCCACCTTCGCGCAGGCCTCGGCGTTGGGGATGATGTCGATATCGCCGTCACGCACAAAGAACACCCCCACCGTGCCCGGGCCCATCCAGCGGCGCACCACCCAGGCCCGCGTCACCCCGGCCACCTCAAGCGCCCAGGTGACGTAATCGTCCTTACTGCCGCCGTGCGGGATCACCTGATAAGAGCGGATCACCCGACCGCGCAGCGTCTCGATACTCTCCTGCTCGGTACCGCCCTGCAGGCCGGGTTCCTCAACGGTAAAGACCTCATTGAGCCCGAGCACCGGGCTGATAAGCCGTAGCGTGGTACCGGCCGGGGTGTTGCCCAGCAGGCCGGCTTCCAGGGCTTCCAGCTTGGCCACGCCCTGGGCGGCGCTCAGCTTGACCGTGGCCACCACCCGAAAGCGTGCGCCGTCATCACGCTGCAGCAGCGTGCCGGCATCGAGCAGCGCCGAGACGGCCCCGGTAAAGGTCGCGGTACCGCTGGCCGCTACTGCCGCCAGGCGGTCACGCTTAAGCCGCGCGCGGGCCATGCGGCGCAGTGTGTCTTCATCGGCCGTGTCGGGCAGGATCTGCGCGGCGATGTATTCCTGATGCCCATAGCGGGCAAAGGAGGCGCCGCCCAGCACCCGGGCCAGCACCTCCGCGTCAGACCGTAGCAGCGCGCTGGAGCCCGCCAAGTCGGCCTGCGCCCGAGCGATCAGCCCGGGTAATGTCGGGGTTTCAAACGGCATTGATCACCTGCCAAAGATTGTCGAGTTTCAGGTCTATGGCGGTGCCGTCCTTCATCGACAGCACCACCAGCATGTTCAGCCGGTCCACCCCGCGCGCGGTCGTTACGCTAACGCTGGTCACCCGCCCGTCCTCCAGCATCCAGGCCAGCGCCTCCCGGGCGAAGGCCGCCGCGTCGCGCTCGGTGTCGGCGGTCAGCGTGCGCCGGCGCAGTTGCCACAGCCGCGACCCAATGCGGTCATTGGCCAAGGTGGGGAAGCTGTCGCCCCACCAGCCATACCGCTCGCTGTCGTCCAAGCGGTCGTCAGCCTCGGCGCGGCGCCAGGTCAAAAGGCTGATCACCGCCGCCCGGCGCCAGGCGCTTTCGCACGCGTCGTCATTGAGCAATGCCATATCAGCCCTCCGGTACCGGCTTTTTGTCCGAGCCTTCGTGAACGTGCAGGGATGTGCTCACGCCGGCGGCGATCTGGTCGCCGGCCGATTCGATGCGTCCCGTGGTGCGAATGACCGGCGTGTCGAACTCAACCGCCGTTTCCGCCTTGACCTTGAGGGTCAGCGTGCTGACCTCGATCACGCGGTCACGCTTGAAGTGCAGGTAGTCGCCTTCGTCGGTGTACAACGCCACCTCGCCGCTTTTGAGCCCCTGCAGGCGAAAGCGCCGGTCGGACACACAAATCACTACCCCATGCGAGCGGTCGCCGTTCAGAAAGGCCGCCAGGGCCTCCGCGCCGGGCTTAGGATTTGAAGTCAGACCGTAGGTTTCGAAGTGCTCCATGCCGTCTTTCACTTCATCAGCAGTCAGCCGCATTTGCAGGCCCTGCATCTTGCTGCCGGCGTTCACCAGCGACAGCACGCCCCGGGCCAGGAAGTTTTTAAATCCACTCATGTGCCAGGCTTCCAGTCAGCGGGGATCAGGTATTCGAAGTTGTCCGCCTTGCCGCCCTTCTTCAGCTTGCGGGCTTTGTGCGGGTCTTTCGGTTCGGGGTCGAAGGCATCCGGCGGGCCTACGGTGATGTTGGCCACCGTGCCGTTCTCGTCCAGGCTGTATTCGATTTCGCTGATCAACATGTCGCGGTCGATGCCGATCAGGTCATCGACCACCCGCACGACCATGTTGGGCAGCCATAGCGCGCCGTTGGACTGCCGCCACCCCTGCACCTTGTATTGCAGGGTCAACGCCTTGCCCATACGGTTGCCGCGTTCCCAGTTGGCCCGCGCCTCGGCGAGCGTCGGCGTCATCTGGCCGCTTTCGTGGATCAGCAGCACCCGCTTACGCGTGGCGCGCGGATCATTGACCGACGCCCTCACCTCCGAGGCCTTTTCGCCGAATTCCTCATCGGTGCCCGAGCGCTGGCCGGTCACCCGGTATTCAGAGAACACCCCGGAAAAGTCCAGAGCGGCCGAGCCGGTGAGGATGTTTTGCCCCAGCTCCAGGCGGTCAACCGCACGGCCGGCACTCCCCGGCCGGATGATCACCAAGCGGCCGCGGGCATCGTCGGTCGAGAGCAGCCGGGAAAGCGTCAACAGGCGGTCAATCGACTCGAACACCGTTTCTCCCGGCTCGATGCTGTGATCGGCCAACTTCGTGGTTTCGGCGGCCTGGCTCAGCACCTGCACCCCGTAGGGTTCGGCCAGGGCTTGGACGATCTTTTGCACGCTCTGCCCGCGCCATTGCCCGGGCTTGTTGATCGCAGAGCAGTCGACCAGATCAGAAGTAACCGAGCGGCCGGCAATGGCCCGATTGACCGACTTGCTGTCGTAGCTAACCGGTGTGCTGTAGATCCAGCCCGATAGCACCAGGTCATCACCAATGCGCACTTGGCAGTAGTCGCCCTGGCGCACCGGTATTTCGGTGTCCTGGCCGGGCCAGCGCCAGGTAACGTCGAGCTTGAAGTCTCGGCTCTGCCGCTCGATCCCGGCGCTGATGCTGACTTTCGTCCAGCCGCGATAATCCAGGCCGTTCACGCTCAGCGTGACAGCGTTCAGGTTGTCCATGGGTTTAATCCTGGGCGACGGTCAACACACCCGGCGGCAGGAAGCCCGGGTGTATGGCCTTGTTACGCGTAACGATTTCGCCGGCGCGCGTGGCGTCGCCGAAACACTGATAAGCCAGCACCAACGCCGGCAAACTTTCCTGCGTCGTCACCTCGGTCAGGCGAACGCCCGAACGGGCCACCTCGGTCAGGTGCCCGGTAACGTGCTTGCGCACGGCTTCCAGCACCTCAAAGTGATCATGCGATGCGGTCTGCGCCGCCTCCCACAGCGCGGCACCGATGGCGTCACGAATCAGCACCACCTCATCGGCTGCCGGCACCTCCGGGCGCTGGATCGGCGCCGCCACCTGCTGGGCCAGGGACGGGCTACCCGGCAGCGGCGCCGGCGCAGCGATCACCGGCATAACCGCCGCCGTGCGCGCGGCCAGCACCAGCAAGGCGTCGCGCACCAGCTCGCGGGCCGCCTTGACGACTGCGACCGTAGCCGCGCCGCCGGCGGTGTTGCTGATCGATTTGTCGGTAGCAGCCTCGGCGGCCAGCGCCCTGGCCGTTTCGACTTGGCCGGTGATATCCCGGGTTGCCGTCACGAAAGTGGTAAAGACCGGCTCAACCTCAGCCAGGCCGGCGACCGTGCGGGCAAACTCCGGGTCGGCCTCGAGGCCGGCCGCCGCGCTGCCGCTGCCGCCCCCTCCACTGCCGCCGCTACCACCGCTCGATCCGCCACCGCCGCCACCCGTGCCGCCAGTGCCGCCAGTGCCGCCAGTGCCGCCGGCACCAGAGCCAGAAGCGCCACTACCAGCACCACCCGACGACCCACCGGCACCGCCCGAGCCGCCCGACGACGGCGCCCAGCGGTAGCCCGAGGAACGCGAATGGCCGCCGATATCGGCAAACTGCGCCCGGATCATCGCGGCGAAGTTGCCCGGGGCGTTGATCAGCATGTCAGCCAGCGCCTCGACGGAACCGACCAGGGCGACCAGCTGGCCGAATTCCTGATAGATCGCCATCTGAATGCCGGCAATGCCGTTTTGCAGGGCCACCACCGCCAGGCGCGCCCGATTTACCACCGACATTGCTGCCTTGTATCGACTGATTGCCGACTCAAGCAGGGTTTCCGATGATTCCTCAAGCTGCCGAGCGGTGTTCGGCACCCCGGCCGGGAAACCCTTCTCCCCGGCTTCGATGAACACCAGGTCAAAGCGCGCCATACCGCCTTCGCGCCGCTCGTGGGTGACCTCGCAATCCCCCGCCGTTACGTTCATGCGCCCAAACCAGGGGTGCACCAGCTCCCCCGGGCCCGGCTCATCCAGCGCTTTCAGAAGGTCGTCACGCTTTATCAGGTAGTCATCACCAATGACAAAGGCCGTTAGCTTGGTCGTCCGCGTGCGCCGGCCCATATCCTCAACCAGCGGCTTGTCCCGCTGGGGATACTCATGCAACTGCGTGCGCCGGCCGACCGGCATGGCGTCGCTGTCCACATGAAACGGCACCCCGCGAAAGGATGCCGGGTGCAGCTCATCCCGCCAGGTTCTTTCCATTGTCACCCCCTCAACGAGCGGTAGCCGACTTGCGGGGTTACCGTCAGGCCGGGTTGATTGGTTTGAGGCTGGTCCACGCGCATACCCGCCGGGGCGTTCTCAAAGCGCACCAGCATGGAGCCTTCCAGATTGGTTTTCTGCGTGGCCGCCGCCTGCTGCACCAACGACCCGCGCGCGGCTGGCAAACTGGCTGCTGCCGCTAACTGCCCCGCCGATGCACCCGAGCGTGGCGGCTGGGCCAACTGCTGGGCCGCCTGGGCGGCTTTGAGCATGTCCGCCGGGGTCACCCCCTTGGGTTGCTCAAGCTGCGGCACCTTCGGCATCGCTGGCAGCGGCGCCGGTGCAGGGTGTTGCGCCAGTTCCCGGGCCTTGGTTGGAACCACCTGCAGCACCGGGCTCGGCACTTTGGGCGGGGCCACCTGCAGCACTGGGGCCGGAACCTTGGGCGCCTCAGCCTTGGGCACCTGGGCAGCGCCCGGCCGCTGTTCGGCTTCCGGCAGCATGTCCTGCGGGCCCACCTTGGGCACCAGGGCAAGCCTGGGCGGCGCCGGTGCCGGCACTGCAGCAGCGGCGACCGCCGGCGGCGGTGCCGGCGGCCATTTGGCGGCATCTGGAAGCGCCGTAGCGGCCGCCGGCGATACCGGCAGCGGTTGCGGTACCGGTTGCGGCTTCAGCAGCGGCAGCGGTGCTGCAGGCGCCTCAGCCCCTGGCGCACGCAACAAACTGGCCACGCTGGTTGCCGCCGGCATCAACTCCGGCGCCTGCGCAATCGGCTTGACCAGTTGCCCCGGCGCCGGGTGCTTGGCTGCGTTACGGGCCTTCTGTTCCTCGGCCCAGGCATTGACCTTATCCGTCGCCGCGTTGACCACGCCGGAACCATCAGCACCATCAGACTCGAAGCCAAGGAACTTCATCATCGGTTCAATGATGGGTCGCAGCTTCTCCCATAGGCTGCGGAAAAATCCGGTGATCGGCTCCCAGTGCTTGATGATCAGACCCAGCGGCGACCAGTCAAACACCGACTTCAGAAAGTCGAAGAACGGCACCGAGAAGGCTTTGACCAGCTCCCACAGGGCGCCGAAGAACCCGCTGATCGGCTCCCAGTTGGCGATAATCTGCCCCAGCGGCGACCAGGCAAAGGCCGTTTTCATCCAGCCCCATACCACCATCGCGGGCCCCTGAATCCGCGCCCAAATGGCCTCGAAATACGGCGCCACCGTCGCCCAGTTGGCGATCACCAGGCCAGCAGCCAAAGCGATGCCACGCACCACCAGGCCAATCGGGCTCATGCTGGCAACGCCATTCATCAGCGTCAGCGCAGCGGTTGCCGCTGCCGTGGCCAGGCGCAGCACGGTAAAGCCCACAGCCGCGCCGATAATGCCCTTGATCAACCACGGGTTGGCAGCGGCAAGCTCGGTCACCTTGCCAATGATCGGCCCCACGGTGGCCATGAACTCGTTAAACGGCGGCAGCAGCACACTGCCAACCGTGATGCCCAACCGGGTAACCCGGTTCTGCAGGAGCTGCATGGCGTTTTGCGTGGTCGCCGCGCGAGCCGTGTATTCCGCCTGCATCGATCCGGCGTATTCGCTTTCGTCGCCGACAGACTTAAAGTTCTTCTGCAGCGTGTTCAAGCTGGTCAGCAGCGGCGCAATGGCCCCTACCGATTCCTTGCCGAACAGGTTGGTAAGCACGGCCGCTTGCTTGCTTTTCTCGACCTTGGCCAGCGTCTGCAGCACGCGGTTAATCGTGCCCTCGCTGTCGGTCTGCATGCCCTTGGAGATTTCCTTCGCATCTAGGCGCAACGACTTGTAGGCCTGGGCCTGCGATTTAGTCGCGGCAGTGCCTGCAGTGAGCGTTAGCATGAAGTTCTTGATGCCGGTGGCGGCCACGTCCTGGGCGATACCCACACCGGCCAGGGTCGAGCCCATCGCCGCCAACTGCGCAGCGCTGACCCCGGCCACCTCACCCAGCGGACCAATGGCCGTCAGGATCGCCGAGATTTGCCCCGTGCTGGCCGCGCCGGTGTTGCCCAGGTAGTTAATCTGGTCGGCCAGGGTGACCACCTCGGCCTGATTCATTTTGAAGGCCGTTCGCCACTTGGCCATCATGCTGCCCGACTGTTCGGCCGTCTGGTCGAACGCGACGCCCATTTTCACCGCGTCTTCAGCAAACTGATTCAGCTCTTCCCGGGCAATGCCCGACTGACCGCCGGCGGCGACAATCTGCGCGATGCCCTCGGCCGCCATCGGCAGGCGCTCGGACAGGCCCAGCACGTCGTCGCTCATGGCCTTGAACTGCTCGGGCGAATCGAAGTTAACCACCTTCTTCACGTCCGCCATGGCGCTTTCAAAGCCCATGGCAGCCTGCACCCCCATGACAAACGGGGCCGCGATGGCCCCGCCCTGGATCGCATCCATGAAGGTGATCTTGCCAAGGCCCGAGCTGTTCAACTGCTTGCGCAAGTTGGCCGCATTCTTGCGAACCCCGCCCAGCACCGGCGACAGCTTGTCGACGCCGGTAATAAGCGCTTTGAGCTGGAACTTATCCGCCATTGCCGCCCCCTACTAACGCCTGAATTCGCCAGGCGTTTTCTTCACTCTCGAACAACACGTCGAGCGGCCAGGCCGTGACCTCACCCGGACTGACTTTCCAGTACCAGGCCAGGTCGTAGGCCAGTTCGATCAGTCCGTCGATTGAGCTGAAGCGGGGGCCATGAAAAAACCAATGACCATCCACGCCAGGGTGTTCAGGTCGGACAGGTCCAACTGGTTAACCGAGCCGGGCGGGATGCCGGCACAGACGGCGATGTACTTCGACGCGGTTTCGACATCTGCAATGGGGTAGCCGCTTTCGCCCATGGTGTACGGCAGAAGTTTGATGGCCCGGACCTCTTGCACTGTCGGACGGCGCAGGTTCAGTTCAGTGACTTCCTCGGCGTGGGCTTGAATGGGGGCGTTCAGCTTGTGGGTTACGGTGCTCATTACTGCCAGTCTCCTGCAATGCCTTCAAACTTCAGCGCGACTTTTGCGTCATCGCCGGTCACTTTGGTTTCATCAACCAGATACGCGCCGCTCAGCACGTAGCTACTACCGTCGGCCAACTCGGCGGTAATGGTCATGTTGGTGGCGTTGGCCAACTTGGCCCGGGGGAAGTTGGGCGTTTTAACCGCATCGACGCTGATGTAGGGCACCAGGTCTTCTTCCTTGTAGAAGCCCCGCGTGATGGTTTCGCGCTTCTTGTCCGACAGCGGGCATTCCACGCCGCCGGTGATCGTGAGCTGTTCACCGTCGGCCTTGACGTAACAGGTGCCCGCGACTTTCTGACCCATGAAGGGATCTCCCATAAAAAAGCCCGCGCGTGGCGGGCTGGAGTTGTACGAAAAGGGTTACACCGCTTCGGGGTACTGCAAGCGGAACTGGTACGCCAGGGCGAACACCCGCAGCTGATTGACCAGATCCGGCGGAAACAGGACGCTGACACGGTTGGGGTTACGCGGATCGCGCTCGACCACCAGGTACTGTTTGAACAGCTCGCTGTTCTCGACAATGCCGTCGCGTTCGAGCGCGCCATAGGCGGCTATCAGTTCGCCCCGGATCACCAGCGGGGTGACGATTGCCTGGCCAGCGCCGAAGCGAGTGCCGTCGTTGGCCAGCTTGCTGCGCCCGTACTTGCTGGTAATGATCCCGCGCAGGTAGCGGATAACGTGCGCCGACTGGTGCAGCGTCTCGCTGTCGAGGTAGGAGTCATCCGGCTGGCCCAGGTCGTTACGCTGGTAGGTCGTAACGGCGCGTTCGATGCGGTAGTTACCGCCGGTGTAACAGGCCGTGGCAATGCCGCTGGTCAGCAGCGATTGGCGCTCGGTCAGCATGAAGCGTTCGCTCGACGGCGCCGGCTCGATGCCTGCCAGCGCACCGGTTTGCGTCGGGCGCGCCGGGTCGGCGCTGATGAACACGGCAGTACGCGCGGCCCACTGCGCCGCGATTTCCCAGACCGGCTGGGGCACACCCTTTTCACAGCCGTGAATGCTCACATGCGGATCATTACGCAGGCGCCCCGCCGCCACCAGCTGGCCCAGCGTGCCGCGCTTGGCGGTGTAGACGTGGCCATACAGCTGCTTTGCCCAGGACCAGCGCCCGGCGCTGTCATCCATGGCGACTTTCCAGGCATCGAGCGTCGCGGTGTCCGTCCAGGGCTGACAGATGAACTCGAATTCCTCATCACCCAGAGCCGCCAGGGCCTCGGCAATGTCCGGCGTTCCGGTGCCACCAGTCATGGCAGTGATGGTCAGCGCCAGGCCGGCCGGGGTGACCTCGCCGTTGTTGCGGCCCAGGCGATTGAGCTGCAGCTGAATGTCGTTGCCCAGCTCCCCCGAGAACTTGGCCACCAGCTTCACCGCCGTGGCCTCTGCCGTGGCCTTCACCGGCATGTCAGGCGCCGCGTTGATGCTCTCCGCCAGGGCGGCGGCCACCACGTCAGCGGTAGCGCCGGCAACGACTGGGACCCGCACGCGCTGCCCGGCGATGTACAGATTGACCAGGCCGGCCACAGTAACCGTGCCCGCTACGGTAACGTCGGCTTTCGCCGGCGTGCCAACTGCCTTGAGCGGCAAACACCAGACCTCGCCGGCCGAGTCAATGGCGCGGTGCTGTTTGTGCATGGCGGCCAGCATCGAGCCGTCACCCGCGATAGCGCGGGCCTCGGCGGTGCGGGCCACCAGTACCAGGCTACCGATCTCGGGGCTGTCGGCGTCGTCGTTGACCTGGCCGACCAGCAGCCGGCGCAGGGTCGAGGCGCCGCTATTGGCCTGCGAGTTGTCGACCTCGGCATAAAACAGCGGCACGCGGATATCGGCCGGAATGTTGCTGAAACCTACGCTCATTGCGCCTTACTCCCTCGGGCTGGCTTGGATTGAGTGACGGGCTCAGGCGCCGGCACAGGTTCGGGCTCTACGGCCGGGCTTTCCGCCGGCGCAGCTTCGACGCGCACTACGTCGCCGTCGTTGATACGGCGCTGCCAGTACGCGTCGTGGGGCACCTTATCGCCCGCCTCTGGCAGCAGCTGGCCGCCCTTTTCCGGCATAGGGCAGAGTCGCCCCGGCGCCGGTTTCACGTGAATCAGGTTCATGGGTTCAAGTCCTCTCGGGTTTCAAGTTCGACCCGCCCGTCAGGCCCGCCGGGGGCCGCGTTTGGATCCCTCAGCGGGTCGATAAAGTCGTATCGCATATCGATGCCCTCCAGCGGAGGCAGGCCGTCAAGCTCGCGCTCGTGCCACGTCTCAGCCGGATCGCCATCGCGACTTCGGCCCAACTGGAACTCAGCGCTGAAGCTGTAGCGGTAGATCACCCGGGCTCGGTTGATGAAGATCAGCGCGCCCCCGCCATAAGTGATGGCGTCGTACTCGCTGCCAGGTTTCCACCCCACCAGTGCCCGCCAGATTTCCGCGCGCAGTTCGTGCAGATCCTGCGCGGCCTCCTGGCCACGTTCATCGCTGGTGTCCAACACAACAACCACGTCGAATCCATCTGAAATAACCTGGCGAACACCGGTCTGCAGATCATTCGGTTCTGCCTGATCGTCGGAAGCGATCACATAGGCCGATGGGTGCTGCAGCTTGGAACTGCTCGCGACAGCATCCCAGTCGATACCGGCCGCAATCCGCGTGGAAAACGTCGGACAGTAGGCGCGCAAATGCGCGACGATCACATTTAGTCTCATCGTGGTTTCCGGTTTTTGAGGTCAGTTCAAGGCGGCCGCAAATGCAGCTGATAGCAGCGCCTGCACCGATGATCTGGAATCCTGCAAGGCATCAGCCATGTAGTTGTCGCGGGGGGTAATACGCCACCCAGCGGCGGCACGGGCAGCAAGGGCCAGCGCCCTATCGCCCTTGGCTCGGCGGTTCGATTTGCCTTTACCCATGCCTGGTGCAAGCTTTCCGGGGCGGTTTCCTTTCTTGACCCCGTAATGCAGGTAGGCCGGATAGAACTCCTTCATGGAGCTGGTCTTGCGCGGAGCGATCCGCACGAGAAAGCCGGCCCGCGACACCTTGAAGTTGATCGATTCAAGGGTCGCGCCCGTGCGGTTGACCGGATAGCCGTCCTGGCCTTTACCAAGCGCTAGGTTCATCTGCGCTCGTTGCGTGACCAGGCGGCCGGCTTTACGCATCGCCGCGCGGATCTTGGACTTGTCGAAGGCGTCGCGCTCGAAACTGTCAAAGCCTTCAAAGTGCACATAGCCTTCGACCGAAGAACGGCTAGCCATAAACGCCCCCTCCAGCGGTCACCCCGCCGATCATCTCCACTTCCAACACCGTGAAGCGATGGGCTCCGTTCAGATCAGCCACGCGACGCACCCTGTAAATCTTGGCCCCGTGCACCACCTCATGATCCTCTGAGATACCGTCCAGAAAGCGAAAGGTAACGCGGTGAGTGACCTTGGCATCCAGCTGAACTCCAGCAGCGTACGCAGCGGTACCAACAGGCAAAATGGATGCCCAGCGCCAAACCTCGCCACTGAAAGCCGAGTCCAAGCCGAAGTCTTTAGCCGGCTTATCGGTGCGTTGCCGAATCATGACTCGCCGGTTTAATTCGCCCGTTGCGGGCTCCCTGAGAGCCATGACTAAAATCTGGGCGGGACAGTGATGTCCGCTATCAGATGGTCGATAAAGCTCGACGGCAACTCGGTCAGCGACTGGCCAACGACCATCAGCCCACGATGCGTAAAGGCGGTTTCGGCGGCCATCAGCAGCCAGCTCAAAACACCCGGGTGCGCCTTCAAGTCCACCCCGGCGCGATAGCGAATACGCAGCCGGCCCTCAGGTCTGCCCCCCGGAAAGATCAGATAGCTCTCCTTGCCTCCTTGGCGGAGCTCTACCCTCCCTTCAAATGCCTTTTCCTGCCCGGCATCGCCGACGGCCAGCACCGATTCAACGGCAACCACCTGGCCAACATCCAGCGAATGCCCCGACGGATACGACGCTGGCCAGTCCTCCTCATAAACCGCTTCTCGAATGGCTGCCCCGGTCTTTGATTCGGCCTGGGCGGTAACCCCGGGGATGATGATCTGATCGATCAGCTCTGGCTGCAGGTCCTCCGGCTCAGCCCTGCACTGAAATGCCACCTGCTCCAGCGTCAGCACCGGCGCCCCTGTATAGGCGATGCGGCGAGCCATGATTACGGCTTCCCGCTTTCGTCCACCTGCTCATTGGCCTTGCCGGTGGGCGCTGAGCCCTCTTCGTTCTCAGGCTTTTTGCTTGCAGGTGCAGGGCCGTCAGCGCCGGCTTTACCTTTCTTCGAAGCCGGCTTGCCCGCTTCTACTGCATAGCCTGATCCGATCAAGCTTTCAGCAACACCAGCGTCAAAGCCAGCGGTTTCACCGGCGGCATAGCCGCGCCAGTTTTTCTCGAAAGTAACGATCGTTTTGCTCATAGGATGTTCCCCGGTTTCAAGTATTGGATGCCCGGCGTGCCGGGCGAATGCCTTACAGCGAGCGGCCCCATTTGACGTCAGTCATCACCGCCACAGACTCGACGTGGCGCGGGCCAAAGTCGTGCTTGGCGATCACACGCACGAGCGTCTGATCACGCTGGAAAGCACTGATGACGTTGCCGTTGCTGTCCTTGTAGGTGGCTTCCTTGCTGAAATCGATAACCATGGCGTCGTCCTCGCCGATGAAGCAGTCGGCGAAGTCCGCAAAATGGATTTCCGAAGCATCGCCATCGGCGCCCAGGTTGATCGGGATCTGGGTGGTCGAGCCAACCGGGAACCCTTTCAGCATGTTTTGATCCAGCTCCGGGTAGGCTTTGTTACCGTTGCCATCACGCAAGGCCGCCAGCCAACGCTTGGTGCGGGGCGCCATGGCAAAGCCTGGTGCCGTCATGTTGGAGTTGGCATTCTCCAGACGCAGGATCAAGGCCGACAGGGCGAGCTCCACAGCCTGCAGTGTCATTTCCGCCGGTGCGGCGAACACGTTGAAGGCCGGCGCCCAGAAGCGCAGACCTTTGGGCAGGTTTCCGGTGCCGGCGCCACGCAGGAAGGACAAGTCTTCAGCCGTCGCTACGGATGCCACCAGGTCATTCACGACCAGGCGATCAACACTTGGATTAGTGCCGGAGTACGACAGCAGGTCATTACTGATCGGCACCAGGGCCGCCAGCTTCTTCGACGAGAGTTTCAGATCATCGAACTGCATGTCGGTGGTCGGCATGTCTTCTTCAGTGCCGATGTAACCAACAACTGCACCACCCTTGATTCGCGGTACCGTCAGGTTGCCGTTGTGCAGCGGCAACGACACGGCGCCCAGGCTGCGCACCACCGACTTCGGTCGTAGCAACTCGATCACTTCGCTGGAGAAGTTCTGCGGTACCAGTACGCCGCCGGCACCGGGTGTGACGGTGCTGAGCGCCATGGCGATTTCGGGGTTGTAGCCGGAATCTGCGGCCATTTTGGCGGCGGCATGCTGGTCGCCACGTGCGGCAGCCAGCACGCGCACCATCTGCGCCATGTTGGCACCTGGTACCGGCTTGGCGGTGAACGGACCGCTGATATTGCTGGGTGGACCATTCAGACCCTGAGCACTCTCGCTGACAGGTACTGCGCTTGCGGTCGCCATTCGCTCAGCGGCTTCTGCACGCGAAAGTTTGTCCGTGAGAGCATTGAACTGGGTGCTGAGTTGTTCGAACTGGGCCAACTGCTCGACGCTGAGCGAGGTGCCCGCGGCTTCAAGCTGGGCCAGGGCCTGGATCTGACTGTTGAGAGTGGCGCGTTCGCTACGCAATTGAGTTACGAGGGACATACTGCCTCCTGGGCATAAAAAAACCGCCCGTAGGCGGTTGGTATCACTGCCGCGAACGCGGTCAGAGTTGGGTCTGAATGGCGAGCGCTGCGGCTTGCACACTGATTCGTTGTCGCGGTATGGCGCCTAGTCGCTGCGCGCGACTGAGTGCGACCGCTTGAGAAAGATTGTCTACCGCGAGCTGAGGCGCTTCGAGGCGATCGGCCAGGCCGGCGGCAATAGCCGCTGCGCCGCGATAGCAGGCTGCCTCGGTCGCAATGATGTCTGCCACGTCACGGTTGCGGTAATCGGCGACTTGCGTGGTAAAGAGCTGATAGCTCTCCTGCACAATATCGTTGAGCACCTGCTGGGACCGTTCGGTCAGTGGCTCGTTGGGGCTCAAGTCGTTCTTGTGCGCCCCCGCGAACACCGTGGTCACTTTGACGCCCATACCATCGAGCATCTTCGAGCGATCCATGTGGCTGGCAATCACGCCGATGGACCCCACACCCGATGTCAGGCTGACCACGACTTCGGAGCAAGCAGACGCAATTAGATAACCGCCGGAATACGCCATGAAATTGACCAGGCCAGTGATGGGCTTCACTTTGGTAGCGGCACGGATATCAGCGGCGAGTTCGAAAGCCCCCACTGCGCTGCCACCTGGACTGTCGATATCGAGCACGATGTGTTCAACCATCGGGTCAGCTACCGCTACGTTCAGTGCGGCGCGTAGTCCTTCGTAGCTGGTCATCGTTTCGCAGGCATTCAAGTGACTACCGCGGCTCACCAGCACGCCATGGACCGGGATCACCTCAATGCCTGTTTGGGCGATAGCAGCGCGGCGCTGCTCTTCGCGGCGGTCCTGCTCAATCTGGTAGTCCTCTTCATCGTGGAACAGCAACGGACCAGCAGCCGCGCCGCCCACGCCTAGATTGACGATGTTCAAGCTCATGGTTTGGTTGGCCCAGCGCACCGCCAGGTCCAGCATATCGGGGGTCGTTAGCAGCGGCTGATTGAACAGCAAGCTGGCAGCGCGCAGATGTCGTTTCATGCAGCAAGCATCCTCAGGATATCGTCGCGCTGCTGCTCGAGCTGGGCGCGGACGTCAGGGTTGTTCATGTCGGGCAGGCCGTGGGCGACGTCGGTCATGTTCAGCGGCTGTAGATAGCTGTCGCCGTTGGCAACGGGCGGCATGTTTTCCAGCCGCCGGATATCGTTGATCGACAACCAGCCCCATTGCCTGCCGATCGCGTAGGCGTCGTACCGACTTTTCTGGTCGCCACGTAGCAGGCCGGAGAGGTTGAACTCGATGAAGTACTCGCGCCGCTCCGCCGGTAGCAGGAAGTCGCGCATCATTGCCTGCTCGTGGCGCTTGACCCACGGCACCAGGGCAAAGATCACGTATTGGATCAGCAGCTGTTCAAGGCTGTTGTAGCTGGCCTTCTCCAGCTCGTTGATCATGTGCGGTGGAATCTTGTAAATCCGGGCGATATCCAGGCCAGTGGCTTTGAGTATGCCCAGCAACTCGGCGTCGACGTTGTTCATCGACACCGGTTTGAAGGTCATGCCTTCCTGCAGCATTGCGACCTTTTTCGCATTGTCGATCCCAGAGAACTTGTTGCCCCACTGGTCGAGAATCCGATCGATACTGCCCTGCTCTTTGATGGGCGGCGCCTCGCGTGGACGCTCGATAACGCCGCTGACCGCAGTGCCATTGGCAAATGACTTGCCTGCGTATTGCCTGACCGCCTGCGCCAAGCCGACCGCATCGGCATGTAGCTCAACGGGTGAAAGGCCCGTGTAGTGATTCTTGGTGTGCCATCGCACATGATGGACCAGCCGCATAGGCAGAGGATCGTGCCCGCCGATCCGATAGACAGGCCGCAGATCTCCCCCCTTAAGTACCGTCACCTTGTCGTTGCCCAGCGGATAGAGCGCCTTAACTGAACCGTCGTCGTTGCGCTCGATGTAGCTGTAGCAATTACCGCGCAAGCCCAAGGCGAGCTGGCCAGCTTCGCGGTACTCGTAAGGGGTCTGCCAGGGGTTTGGCTGGTAGCGAAGGACGTCATAGAGCGGGTGGGCCGTAGCAGATTCGCGCTTGCCGTCACCCAGTCGGCGATACAGTTCAAGTGGCAGCTGGCCCACGCTCTCGGCCAGAAGTGTGACGCAAGTCTGCAGAACAGTAATTGCAAGCGCGCTGTCTGGAGTTACCGTAACCCCAGCCGCCGAGCGGCTAGAGCCGATCAGGCCCCGCCAAAAGCTGCTTCCCCCATCGGAGACCAGCCCCTCGTTGGCACCGAGAAGGTTGCTGAAGAACATGCTCAGCCTCCCTCAGGCTTATGATTGATTTGCATGCGAGCGGCCGCTTTGTCAGCGAGCCAGGCCCAACCGATGAGACCGACGCCCGCAGTAATGAATGCCGCGGGAACATTGATCAGAGCGACGCCGGCGACCAGCGAGCCGAAGCCAACCAGGCCGGCAACCCATGCAGCGATTGCGATGCTGTTCAAACTCCAACTCCTTCGTCGTATATGGAACTGCCATTGCTTCCGGATGACGCAGCGCCGCTGATGCCCGTGGCCATGATCGCGGCGATGATGCCGTCGATCCGACCTGTTGCCTTCGCCTTGTCTGCTTTGCGGTTGTTTGCAGGGTCGGAAACGATTACCGCGTTACCGGCACACCACGTCATTACCGGATTGCCGTCATGACGCAGCGACTCCACCGCTTCCGCCGAGACCGCATCGTCAAAGAATTCCTCGGTTTCATCTTCAGGCCCCGGCTGAAGCTCGGTCATTCCGAGCAAGCGCCGCTCAAACTCATCAACTGCAGGCCCCATATCCTTGAAGCCCTGACCGAACTCGACGAGTTCCGGCAGCGTGATGTCGTACTCGACCATCAGCTGACGCATGTCTTCGATCCGCCAACGGTCAAATGCAATCTTGTCGACCTGAAAGAAATCGCAGATCGTCTGCATCCTGCGCAGCACGTGTAGCTTGCTGATCGCACGCCCAGGGGTTGTTTCTAGATCCCGCGATTTGATCCACGCGGCGTAAGGCACCTTGTCGCGGACTTCGCGCTTGTCCAGCTCGTGGTCAGGAATCCAGAAGTACGGGAGCAACCGCCAGTGCGGATCCTCATAGGTCGGATAGAACAGCAAAACGAACGATGTCAGGTCGGTCGTGCTGGACAGATCCAGGCCGCCAACGCTGGGGCGATTGCGCAGCAGCGACATCGGCACGCGCTCTTCAGCCTGGCTCCAGACATCCCACGAGATCCAGGGCGACTCTGCGCCAGTCCATTCACAGAAGTTCAGGCGGCGCACCATTGCCTCCTTGCTCGGCATGCCTCGCGCCTCTGTGACCTGCTCTCGCAAGTACTTCATGCCTGGGAGGTCGGCGTCTTGCAGCGATGGGTTTGATTTGAACCAACAGCTCTCATCCCTGATGGGATCATCGCCCTCATCAAGCGAGCAGATGTAGGCGAAAAAGCCGTCATCGATCAATGATCCCGCTGCCACCCTGGTGCCGTACTCGTGGTATTCCCAGCACGGCCCGCGCTTGTTGGAGCCGCTGTTGGTAATCATGAAGATCAATGCCTGCTTACGGCTTTTGGTGCCGGCTCGCATCATCTCCACGACCATGTTGGTCTTGTGCTCATGCACCTCGTCGATCAGTGCCATGTGCGGCCTTGGGCCGGACTGGCCATCATCTGAGCTGATCGGGCGAAAGAATGACCCCGACTTGAGGTAAGCCAGGTTCCAGATGTTTTGGCCAGTGCCGCTACAGGCAAGGCGCTTGGTCAACTCCGGCGACTGCTGGACCATCGCAACGGCATCACGGAACAGGATCATTGCCTGATCTTTTTTGGTCGCGGCCGCGTAGATCTCGGCGCGGGCCTCATTGTCGCTGACCAGTCCTTTCAGCCCGACGCCGGCGGCCAAGGGAGATTTGCCCGAGCCCTTTCCGCTCTCGACATACACAACGCGAAAGCGACGATACCCATCCTCAGACTTCCAACCAAAGATGCTGCCGACGATGAATTTCTGCCAGGGCAGCAGCTCGAAGGGCAGCCCTTCGAACTCCCCACCATTGAGCTTCAGAACGGTGCGATAGAAGCGAATGGCCTTGTTGGCCTCTTCCAGATCCCAGACCAGCCCGCGCTTAGGTCCTTCCTTCAAATCCCGCAAATGGCGAGCACATGCGTTTCGGATGTCGGGCCCCGCTAGCCGCTGGCCGGAATGCACCTCCCTGGCGTATTGGGTCGCGGGATCCTCAACCGAAGAACTCCGCGAACTCGTCTTCTTTTGGCTCATCGTCTTTCACTTGGACCTTGGATCGAGCGGCCGGAGTCAGGCCGAACTCGACCAGATAACTTTTGAAGCGACGGTCGACGTCGGCCAGCATGGCAACTGCCGGGTTCGCCTTAAGTACCAGCTCACCTTGGGTGCTGGTGGTTTCGTAGGTGCGCCCCTGTGCATCGACCAGGTCGCGCAGGGCAAGAATTTCGGCGTAGCAATCACAGAGCCGCTCCAGCGCGAAGCCATCGGCTTCAGTGAGCACCCCCATGCGATCCAGCAGAACCGTGAGGCGTCCCCATGCGACCTGGCCTTCACTGCTCAAATGTCCTGGCGCGCTGGGGATACGCTTCGCAGGCTTGGGTTCGTTCTTGTTGATCGGACGCTTACCAGGATTCCCTCTGACAAGCTTCAGCTCCGTCGGAGTGGGTCGTCTCCCGGCCATTGTTTGCTCTCAAAAAAAACATTTCATTTCGCGGCTTTGCACAAAGAGGGGGGCGAACGGTCAGGAAAGGCTTCGCAAAAAACTTTTTACCCCCCCTACCCCTGGGAAGACCGCTTGACTGGGCCTGTGAGGGCTCAGGAGGGCTGATTCCAGTGGTGCCGTGGGTCCAGAGGCCTGCCGCTGACGTCGCAGCCAACCTCGCGTCCTGACTTCTCCAAACGCTGCTTGTAGGAGCTGTGGCAGTTGGTGCACAGCGATTGCCAGTTGCTCCGATCCCAGAACAGGGACATGTCGCCGCGGTGTGGTTTGATGTGGTCAACGACGGTGGCGGGCTTAACGAGACCGTCTTTATGGCATCGAGTACACAGCGGATGGCTGCGTAACCAGCCTTCGCGGGCCTGCTGCCAGCGGTAGCCATAGGGCTTTGGCTTCTTACCTTCTGCGGGTAGAGTCATGCGTTAGCCCTGCGCCTTGCGGGACAGGAACAGATCGGAGTATCCCCGCAGCTTCTCCACACCCATGAAGCCAACAGCACCACCGGCGAAGGTTGCCATGCCCTGCGGCAAGCCCATCCATTCGAGCAGCGGCACCAGGGCCAGGGTGATGAGGCCGCACAAAGCGCCCTCCAAGAACATCTGTCGGCGAGTACCGCCGCCGTATACAACTCGGAGCGCAGCGATGACAACTGACAGACCGGCAGCGTAGAGCTGCGGCTGATGGGCGATCACCCAGGCAATCAGAGCGGCCCACAGGCCAGGATCCTTCTCAGGCATGTTCGGCATCTCAATACCTCCCGTTGCAGGGAGTAAAAACGAAAAAGCCCTGCTCAATGGCAGGGCTTTGGGAAGCGTCTCGCTGCGTTCACAGCAATACACGCTGCTATGAAAACACATCTATTCCGCGCGGAAAACTATCTAATGATATTTCTTTAAATCGTAAAAACACATTAGTCACAGACCAAATCTCCCGGAATGACGCCACCCGGAGTAAAGCATCCGCAGCTATCTCCTTCCTTAGCGTTCTTCTTCATCTGAACCATGTCACACTCACCAACCTGAGTAAAACACTTGGGATTTTCACACTCCTTGCAATCATCTACTATTGACCATGCGCTCTGCTTCTTGAACACCTTCGAAACAACCTTATCAAAGTCACACTTTGGCGCATCATCGACTTCGTCTTCACAGGCCTCTCCAATAGCAGCTTTTCCGCTCCCCTGCTTATAGAGCTTAACCATATCATCGACCCGGCAACTAGCATTCGCTTGGCCAGCAAAAACAAAACAAATCAATAACGCGAAGTTCAGCCAAATATTAACTTGCCTCGCTCGCAACATGATCATTCCCCACGCACTTTACATTTATCCTTGAGGTGTACGTCCTAACACCTCCTGTTTCAGCAGGACACTCTTTCCCAATGACTTTTACCTCGTTGGTACTACACTCATCTTTCGCATTTACAATGGCATTCTTCGTCGCACGCTTACATCCTTCGTCTTCAGCCTCTTGGTCTGAGGAAAATGCGTTACGAACAATAGTCGCACTGCCAACTGCAGTGACATCCGGAGCCTTTTTGTTTGCATCATCCATAAATTGCTGGATCGTATCTTTCAAGCATGCTACGTATATTTTAAAAACACCTTCGACATGCTCGTCACCCTTCAAGTTACCAAGAGCACCGGTTAAATTCTGTTTCGCGGCTTTCACCTCCGCATCAACAGATGCCTGCTTCCAGTTTTTGATCGCTGCATCCACTTGAGTCTTTGCTGATACAGACTCAATGCTTCCGGCTCCACATGCATCTTTAATAGCATGCAAATCATCATCTTTAGGAAAAATGGTCTGTGCATGCAAAGCGAAACTCACCATTAAGATTGGCATAGCGATGCAGGGGCGTAATTTGATCACCATGCTACCTTCCTCCAGATGCACTGGACCTACTCAACCATATAGGAAGATGCTAGGTGAGATCCCTGTGCTGTCAAGCGATTAAGAGCTAAGGTTAATTGCTATATTGCATATAGCGCAAAACAATAATGAGCGAGCATTCCCACCACTCAAAACATGGAGAAGCAGTATCAATCACGTACCCTACATGCCGCTAAACTGAGTCAGAGTTACGCAGACTCTCGTAGATCTACGACAGCGCAGTCAATCCATGCAGCGCCCGCACGAACCAGCTCCCGAGCCTTTCCCTCACTTATGTGGTAGTGCTTACCAACTCGCACCATGGGCCATTTCGCTCCATAGTAGAGCCATAATACATCCCCCATCTGCTGATCCCGGCGAGATAGCTTGGCAACTGCACTGTCAATGGCAATCGCCCAGTCATCAGTAATGCAATAGTCCTTACACGCCGATGGTTGTGGCGTAGCTTCCCGCATTAATGCAAAAGACGGTGAAATGCAGCTCGGCAACCCTGCTCCATCCATCCGCCACCACCCCCATTGCTCCAACAAATACTCTGTATCTCCCAGCGGCCTACCAGCTGGCTTTCGAATCATCATTATCTCAATCCCCTGTGTAATTAATGCCCCCGGCACCCAGCCGGTTGACTTCCTGATAAATCGCCTCCGGCCCAGTGGCCCGAGGGTGTTTCAATTCGTTGATCTGTCGCTGCGCGGCCTGCAGGCGCAGACTCAGTTGCGTGACCAGGTCTTCCACCGGCAGCGCCTCCCCCGTCGCGGCGACCACCCAACCCGAGGCGTTGCACTGCACGCAGGCCAGGTCATGAAACACGCCCTTGATCACCGCTTTGCCACGGCACGCCGGGCACTGGGCCAGCTCCATCGCCTGCTTGCGAAACGCCGGGCCGTGGCTCTTGTTCATGCTTTTGAAACCTCGCTATTAACAATTTCCGGAATTGCCTTGCAAGCCACGCCATTCAAGGGCTGCACAGGGTTTTGCGAATCTTCATATTGGGCGCCTGTCAGGTTGTGAACCGCGTTGAATCCGCGTTCATCTAACCAGGCGTGCCACTTCTCCAGTGCGGCCAGACGCTGCTCCCGGGCCTGGGTGTTGATATAGGTCGAGGCGATCTTGCCCAGCGAGTGGTTCAGCAGCATCTCTCCGATGTGGCCGTCGATGCCCAGGTCAGTCCAGGCCGTGCGGGCGACCTTGCGCAGGTCATGGCTGGTCCATTCGCCCTGGCCCAGACGTGTGAACACGGCGCTGGCCTGGCCCTCGCTCAGTGCCCGGCCACGCCGCGACGGGAATAGGTAGATGCCCTCGTAGCCCTGGGCGGTCTGGGCGGCGCGATACCGGCTCAGCATGGCCTTGGTCTGGGCGGTCAGTGGCAGCCGATGCTCGGTGCGGGTCTTGGTGTGCTCGGCCGGGATGAACCACTCGCTGTCTGCCATCGAGATATCGGCCCAGCGCGCCAGTCGGGTCTCACCCACCCGGGTGCCATGGCACAGCATCATCAGTGCAAGCATGGCCTCGCCGGGTTCGCTGTCGAACAGACCGGCCAGCATGGGCACCAGTTCGACCAGGTGCACGCCGCGCAGCCGGGCCGGCTTGGGCATGATTCGGGCCTTGGTGAAGTCGACGAACTTCAGCGCGGCCATGGGGTTGGTATCGATCAGCCCCAGCTTATGGGCCTGACGGAATGCGACGACCAGCAGGCCGAACAGTTGGCGCACGTAGGACAGAGAAAGCACTTCCTGCGCGGGCCACATCAGCAGCTTGTCCAACTCAGGTGCCGACACGGCCCGAATCGGCACATCGGCCAGCCGTGGTTTCAGGTGGCACGCAATGGCCGACTTGGCGCCGGTCTTGCGCTTGGTCGACAGCGAACGGTCGCGGCTCATGCGGTCGCTGTACCAGTCGAGCAGTTGGCCTACGCTGGAAAGACTGCCCAGGGCAACAGCGGCGTCCGGGTCACGCAACAGGCGCTGACGAAGCGCGGGCAACTCGGCCAGCACCGCGGCGGCACCCAGCTCGGGATAACGGGCGATCTGGTTCCAGGCCTTGCCCTTCACCAGGTACCACGACCCGCGCTGCCGGTCCTGGCCGAATCGCAGGTACAGGCCGGGGTGACGCGGGTCGCGCAGGTCATGCACGGCGGGATCGGCGGCCTGCCGGCGGATTTCGGCGTCAGTGAACTTCACCGCGCGGGTCTTGCTCATGCGGCAATCACCCCTTCACGGATCAGAAGATCCTGGGTACGCATCACGCCTTCGGCGTGGTACTGGCGCGCGGTCACACGGTCAACAATCTTGCTACGGCCGTCGCATGCATCGTGACAGGCGCTACAGGCATGAGCACCCTGCAGGTCGTTCGGTTTCATGCCGACGCCACAGGTGCCGGCCATGCGGTAATGGGCCAACACGGTGGTGCCGGGGTCGCCGTTGCAGACGCCCGGAATGCGCACCTGGCATTCCCGGCCACGCGCGGCCTTGGTCAACTTGGATTGCTTCATGAGCGTTCGTCCTTGTGGAGATCAATAACGAGCCAGGTGGATGGCCACAGCTTGCCGCCATGCGCTCGGGCAACCTGCTCGTCTCGGTAAAGGGCAACAGGCGGCTCCGGCCTGTCGGAGAGACCGAGCAAGTGGCTGCGGCAGTACAGTGCCCAGCGGTATTCTGTGAGGTCGGGAGGAAGTAAGTTCGGATCAATCATGGCCGGGCACCCCGAGCGGAGCGCAGCGCCTCAAGCGCGGCACGGCCAACATCCAGCGAACGCGGCGCAGCCGGGGCGGCGAGCTCGGCTATCGGTACCGGGCCCAGGCTCTCGCCCTGCCAGATCTTCCGGCACTGCGCCAGGTAGTGTTTCTCAAAGCAGCTCAGCCCGAGCTCACGCGACATCAGCGGTAGGCTGTGAAAGCCGACCGCCGCCGTGGCGTGGTAGACCGCTGGATGCATCCACTTCGCCGCCGAGCGCATGGCCGGGTGGCAGTTGCGAAGCCCCTGGGCGTAGGCCTTGTCGGTACTAGGTAGGCCCAGACCTTCCGGGGCAAAGCACCAGCTCACGAACACGCCAGGCGCCGGAACAAACGGGGACTTACTCGCGCTCAGCACCCGCATGCCGTGGTCGATCTGCTCCAGGCGGGTAATGCCCGAGCGCATGAACTCGCCGAGCCATTCCAGCTTGGCCGCATTCATCACAGCCTCGGTTGGCCAGGACTGGCGCCAAGCCCCGCAAGCGCCGCGCAAACGCAAGAACAGATCCTCAATCACTTGCTGGGTGGCTGGGTCGATCGGCATCGCCCCAGGCTCTACCGGTGGCTGGTAGGCGGGATCAGTCCGGCGGTTGGCCAGCAATTGGCGGACGTTGGTTGCGGTCATACTCGAACTCCATTCTTGGCCCAGTCGGCGCCGGCCTCTTCCTGCTCCGCTGCACCTTTTGCTTTTTCGGTCTTGACCCACTTGGCCAGCCGGAAGCACCAGCCGCCGTTGCTGTCGAACACCCGCGGCTTGGCGACGTAGTAACCCAGGAAGCTCTGAAGCGTTTCCTCGGTCAGCGCCTCCAGGCTCAGGCCTGCCAATTTCAGCTGGGTGGTTAACAGGTCCGCCGGTGGGTTCCACTCGGCGAACATGGCGAAGCGCTGCCGGTCGTCCTGTGATTCGATGGCCTGGTGATCCTGCTCCTCGATCACGTTGGCCAAATCGCGCGGCTGCTGCTCTTCGGTTCCTTGATGGTTCATTGACGGATTGGGTGCAGCTGCTGCACCCCGTTCTGCGTTTTCCTGCACCCCGTTCTGCTGTGAGCTGCACCCCGTGCGGTTATCTGCACCCCGTTCTTTACGAGGTGCAGCAGATGCACCCCGCTTTAGCTGAAGGTCATAGACCACTGGGCGCCGGTCGCGGCGATCTATGTAGGCAGCGGCGATTGCTTGATTGCCTTCGGCGATCCACCCGCCCTTCTCCAACTCATTAAGTTTCAGGCGCACCGTGCGCTCGGACAGACCAGTGTCTTCGGAGAGGGTCCCGGCAGACGGGAATGCACCGCGCCCGTCGCTGCCGGCATAGTTGGCCAGACACAGGAGAACATGGCGCGCAGCGGGGTTATCCAGTGCAGCTTTAGGGATGGCCAGTGCCCAAGTCATGGCTTGAACACTCACACCCTACCCCCACTATTCCACGACCCGCACTTACGCGACAGCTTTGGAGAAATACCGAAAGCTGACGCGATAGCCCTAGAGTTGATTGACTCGACTGTAGTGTGCATAATCGACCTTGTTGTGTTTTGAAGAAGCCGCCCTGCCAGGCGGTTTTTTTATGCCTGCAATTCAGGCGTTATTGGTGTCCGGTGCATCCGTGGTAGCTTTTTGCTCCCACACGAAAAGGTCCAAGGAGACCGGACATATGAAACTCAGTCGGATGAACCACCAGGCGTGCTGGTTTGAACTGGTGAGTCGCTGCGAAGAACTGATGAATAGCGATCAGGGTCTGCGGTGGCCCGGCCATAACCCACATCAAGCCGAGTTCTGGGCCCTGGGTTACTACAAGCTCTCCTGTTTCGCAGAGAGGATTGCGAAGGACCCAAGGGCGACTTGGTCGCACTTGACTACGAACCAGGCACTCAACTTGCACTTGCTCAACAAGCATCACTGGAGCCCTGATCAATCCGCGGACATGACTGAAGACGACTATCTTTTTCTACTTCGAGATGAGCTGATGCAGATGAAACTGACGACTGAGGAATCGGCGCCGATTCTTTCGATGCTTGCACATAGCCCGTCTGCTCTTCGAGAGCTTGAGGTTCATCTGAGCTAAAAGCGGCCATGCGAGCGTCGAACAGATCAGCCCTCTCCAGAAAATCTTTGGCCTGATCTGAAAGCCAGTTGGCGCGCTCACGAAGCGTCGCCGCTTCGGGCCACACCAGCACTGGCGGATGATTGCCGTCCAGAACGGCGATACCCGCCAGAAGCTGCCTTGCTGCCTCCTCACGCTCGCGCGGTGAAGGAACCGACTGGGTGACTGCTCCGTTCATTTGATGCTCCCTGCTGGTTGGTGCGCTTCCAGTACTGGATGGATTCTCAGGTGTTTTGGTCATCTACTGGCGCAATGCCAGGCTCTGCATACTTAGTGTTGTCAGGTGACGTCTTCCCAAGGAAACGCCGGACAAAGATCCTCTTTCTTGAATTTGCCCCCAGTGAGCCGATCAGCTCGCTTCGCAACCACTGGAGACATTCCGTGCTTACCGCGCACCCAACCGGAAACTGTGCTTTGGTCCACGCCGAGTTGAGCGGCGGTAATCTCCTGCGTCCCAAAATGGGTGACGAGTTCTTTGTAAATAGTGCTCATGGCACGCCTCAATATGGGAATTATCATACAGTAACTCATGGGAATACTCATTTGCAAGAATATGGGAGCCCCCCTGATACTCCTACAATGGAACTTAAAGACCGAATTAAGACAGCCAGGGCTCACGCGAGCCTCACCCAAGGCCAGCTCGCCGCAAAGGTGGGGATGGACCAAACCTCTATTTCGAACCTTGAGCGCGGGAAGTCCCAAGGGACGAGCTACATGGCCCAGATAGCCAGCGCCTGCGGCGTAAGCGCTTTGTGGTTGGCAGAAGGAACCGGGGAGATGTTATCCACCGATAGCAACGTCATTACCGGACCGCCAATTTTTTCCCCCGCTCGAAGGATTGAAATCGTGGGCACCGCCCAGCTCGGTAACGATGGCTATTGGATTGGTCTTGATGTGGCAGATGGGTGGGTTGAGACCTGGACCCGCGACGAGGACGCATATGCCTTGCGCCTGAAAGGCGATTCAATGGCGCCCGCAATTCGCAGTGGCTGGATCGCCGTGTGCGAGCCGAATCACCGGTTGGTTCCGGGCGAGTACGTAATGGTCACTACAACCGATGGCCAGAGCATGGTCAAAGAGCTGTTGTTTGAGAATGAGGAAGGCGTAAACCTCGCCTCAGTGAATGCCGCCTATGGCGAACGTCGCGTCATTTCTTGGGCGGACATTGAAAAGATCCACTACGTAGGAAACATCCTTGCTCCCAGCAAGGTGCTGGGTCGTTTCTGAGCTGTCGAGCCGGATCAAACGTTGATCGCTTCATAGCGAGGAATTATGAAAGATGCGAAAGAACAGGGAGCTGTTTATCAGCTCACAGTGAAAGGTACTGGCTTCAACAATCCGAATGGGACGTCCAGAGCGGAGCTGATACGGCGATTTGTCCGAGACGGAATGGACGTTTTCCTCGTACCAGAACCTAATAACGCGCACGATCCAAACGCAATAGCGGTGTACATCGCAGTCAAGCGGTGGCTCTTCTTTGGCCCATATCGCTATCAGATCGGCTATATCAGTGAACGCTGGGCCAAAAGCTTCACGGCGAGATTTGCCAATGGGGGCACCATTGTCGAGGCCTACGTGCGCAGTCACTTTTCGCCGGAGGACAAAACATTCCCGCGAGTATCCATAGAGGCTGTAGCAAGCTGGCCACCACGCCCAGAGAGAAAGCCAAACACTGCCAGTCACCCCGCATGATGCAGCTGGTGCGCTAGACCAGGCCAACCCAAGACTTACAAATCAACCCGCCTTGTGCGGGTTTTTTTATATCCGCAAAAGCACAATATGGTATAGCTCATAATTTTTATGAGAGAACTCATTGACAAGAAATATGAGCATACTCATAATCACCTCATCGCCGGATCACCACCGGCCAGCAACGAAGGCAGCGATGGACAGGCCTCAACTGTCCAGAGGGTTGGCAACTGACCCAGGCGTGCAGCGTAAAGCGCCAAGACGAGTTATCCGGCGGATCAGGGTCGCGGTCGGAGGAACAACGAACGATGTGCGCCCAGGCTGCCGCCAGTAGCGGGCCTGAGCGTGGAAAGCATCACTGAAGCGCCTGGCAGACCGGGCGCTTCGGGATGATGACTAGAAGTAGCTGACTACGCCTTCTCGGCCTCTTCAGCCTCTTGCACAGCAAGCCTCAACAAAACGATCAGTTCATGCACCTCAGAAGGGTGCAGAACCAAGACCTGATCGGTACCTGGACGAGATTGCTTAATGCAAACGGCGTTGTTTTCGCTGATGTAAACGTCTGCGCCAAACCTTGGCTCAATAGATCCAACCATGGAGTACTCCTGTGCAATTTACCTACGAGTCGAAGAGCGGAATGTACATCTACCGAGGCCCCAATGGCCATTCGGGCATCGCCTACTCGCTTGAGCAGGTGAATGAGCGCCTGACCAAAACGTATGGCGAAGACGGCTACTCATTGACGCCCGCCACCGATACGGCCAGCACCACGTCAGCCTGACGTTAACTGCCCGATCCCTCGAAAGAGGCTGCATTGGAATGTCGGCGGGTCATGAAAAAAGCATCTCCAGAGCAATCAGATTGTGGCGAATACCCGGACGTCGATTGCAAAAAATGGTGTGGACCGACATTCCAATGCAGCTTCGATAGGTGGCCACTGCCTTCCCAGTGAGCGAGCAATGGAGGGTCGCAATCATGAAGTAGCAGATGAGGTGCCTCGCCCCGCCATGGGGATTGGCAGCATGACTGGGCGCTACAGACCCAGGCGCTTTGACCGACGACAGAATATCGGTCACGGAGTGCGCCGGCTTGCCGCCGGACCCGACAGCGGTCAGAGACCAAGCGGACTGTCGATGGCATCGACGCCGGATCAGTAACCGGCCCGATACACCTGGTTCCCCATCACCAGGCTGCATCGGTAGAGCTCTTCCTGGTCCTATTCAAGGGTTCAGGACGACAGTGCAGGAAGCGCTCTACCAATGCAGCCATCACCCAAGGTTACTCATCATGGAAACGATCACCAGCGGCTCCTGGAAGGGCTTCCTCGGGCGCGGCCTGGCCCCGCGTGAACTTGAAGCCCTGCTTGCGGTTGCTCAGGGCATGACAGCCAAAGAGATTGCCCGCCTGATGCAGATCACGCCGGGCACCGTGGCCAACCGCATCGAAAACGCGATGTACAAGCTCGGTGTTCACCGCCGTGCGGCTCTGGTCGCCGAGGCCATGAAGCGCCAGATCATCAGCCCGCTATGCATCGCCTTGGCCGGGTTGATGGCCATGCACGCCGTCATGGGCGATATCGACCCAATGCGCCGGGACCGCCGCGTACCTGAGCGCCGCATTGCCCAGGTCCGAATCATCCGCAAGGCCGAATCCTTCGACCTGCACGCCTGACACCCACCCCGAGGAGCTCACCATGCACCCAGTCATGCAGCAGCGCGTGGACGGCCTGGCCGCCCTGCGCGAACGTACCATCCTGGCCACCGCTGACTTCTACGCCAAGATCGGCCTTCCCGCTCCAGCGACTGAACCGCGGTACAAGGCCGTAGCCAAGGGCAAGGCGTGGCACATCGTCGACGTAGAAACCGGCAAGACGCGCTGCTTCTGCTTCACCTACAAGGCAGCCCTGCGGTTTGTTGATGCTCTGGAGGCAGCTGCAACGCGCAAGCTGGTGGGGCGGCAATGATCGGCGATCCTATCCCCAATCAGCGCCAGCAGGTGCTGGACCAGCTCAGCGCCAGCATTGATCAGTTCTTTGCCAGCGGCGGCAAGCCAACGGAGTTGCCCGGACCTTCGTTCGAGCCACGCCCTGCCCGGCCGCTTGCCGCTGATGCAGTTGTCGAGGAATGCAGCCCGCCGAAGCCTGGCAGCCGTGCAGAGATCGACCTGGTACGCAACCTGGCCAAGACCCACACATTCACCGAGGCCGTTGAGGTCAGCGGCATCGAGCGTGCCAGGCTTCTCCGGCTGTCAAAGGCGCACCTAATCACCTTCCTGGTCAGCAGCACCGAGCGCAGAGCCCGGGCCGCGACGAAAAAGAAGCGCGATGAGCAGCGCGCCAAGCACGGTGAGCAGGTCAAGGCCCTGGCCGGTACCGGCATCACTCGGAACCAAGTGGTGCAGAAGCTTGGCATCAGCTACGGATACCTGGTTCGACTGATCAATGATCAAGGCATCGATTTCCCTTTGCGTGGGAAGCTGAAGTGAAGCGTATGAACCGCGTCCGGCATGGCCGGCGCCAGCAATGGATCAACATGCCGCCCAGCGGCTTGAGAGGTATCGGCAATTGCCGAGAAGAAGACGGGGCAGCCAAGCACTCGGCGGATTACCGCGACAGGAAGAAGATCTGTTTACTTGTGTGCCCTCTCATTGGCAATCGGAATCCTTTGAAGGATATCTTGGGCACCCTCTTTCAAATACCCCAGATTGAACACCTCACCTCTAAAAACGAAGTCTCCATTACCTGGATCAAACTGCCTCATCATATCCGACTCATCTATGCCATATATGCCACCTCTAGGGCCAATATGGTCTTGGACAAAATTACGTCGAGTACTCGTCTGCAACCACTCATCAATGCGTTCGTCAAAATGTTCCAAGTGATCTCGAAGCGTTCTGTTTTTTATGGGGTGATCCTCACCAACCAAACCTAACAGTTCCTGCAGTACCAAGGCGCGCTCTCTAGACAAGCATTTTTTGCATTTCAGTCCTTTGGACCTCAGCTTCTTGCATCCACAGTCAGTTTGAAAAAAAGCTGGGGGCCAGATCAGCCTTGAAACGTTACTTAGATGGGTTAAAAAACTGTGAGTCGTCCTAAAGTACTCAGCGCGAATTATAGAGCGATCGTTATCCGAAACCTCATTAGAGCGCATCCTCTTTATGGCATTCCCTAACGCCCCCATTGCATTTAGCGCCCAGTTGGTCTGAGTTTCAATCTCGTTTAGAAATACAACCTTCGCATGCTTATCCATCATTATCGCCGCCAGCTAATAGTTAATCTCTAAACCTCGTAATACCCCACTTCAACGAATCACGCCACCCTGGCGAGGGCGGCGCCTGCACGCCTGGAGCCTGCCATGACGTACACGCTTCACTTTGGCGACTGCATCGAGGCGATGCGTGCCATGCCTGAAAACTCGGTAGACAGCATCGTGACTGACCCTCCCTACGGGCTCAGCTTCATGGGTAAGCGCTGGGATTATGACGTGCCCAGTGTAGAAATCTGGACTGAATGTCTTCGCGGGCTCAAACCTGGAGGCCACCTACTGGCCTTCGCCGGAACCCGCACCCAGCACCGCATGGCCGTACGCATTGAAGACGCCGGGTTCGAGATCCGCGACATGATCGCCTGGGTGTATGGCTCGGGTTTTCCCAAGTCGCACAACCTGGGCGGAGACTGGCAAGGCTGGGGAACCGCACTAAAGCCGGCGCTGGAGCCGATCACCGTAGCGCGCAAGCCCTTCATTGGCACTGTGGCAGGAAATGTAGCTGAGCACGGAACTGGAGCCATCAATATCGATGCTTGTCGAGTCGAGGCGATTGACGCAGTCAAGCTGGCGAAGCATTGGGACCGTGTGACGACTACCGACATGCGCGGAGGTAACTTCGTGGGAGGGCGATCGGGTGGAGTACTCCGGACCACTGAAGCATCGGCTCTGGGCCGGTGGCCCGCGAATCTGGTGCACGACGGTAGCCCTGCAGTGCTTGATCAGTTCCCGGATGCGCCTGGGCAGCAGGCAAATGCCAGCACCAGTTCGGAGGCTAGGAAAACACAGAACGCTTATGGAGCCATGCGCCGGGGCCGCGGCGCGGAACCATCGGCCGACAGCAGCAATGCCGGACTGGTCGGCTTTAGGATGAAGCCAGGTGAGCGCCGCATGGACTCTGGAAGCGCCGCACGGTTCTTCTACTGCGCCAAGGCCAGTCGAGCCGATCGCAACGACGGGCTTTCTACCGTCGAGCATCCGGCCGTATCCACCGGCGCAACCATGCGAGAGCGTGAGCAAGCGGACTGGCCCAAGCGCAACGGCAATCACCACCCAACCGTAAAGCCAACTGATCTCATGGCCTATCTGCTGCGCCTGGTTACCCCGATTGGCGGTACCACGCTCGACCCGTTTATGGGCAGCGGCAGCACCGGCAAGGCCGCCATGCGCGAAGGATTCCAGTTCATCGGCTGCGAACTCGACCCAGAGTACTTGGCGATCGCCAAGGCCCGTATCGAGCACGAGCTGGCAAAGGTCACTGCGTTGCGCGAGCCACCCCCTGAGCAACAGCTCAGCCTGTTCGGCTGCTGACCACTACAGCGAGACTTCCATGACCACAGCAATAGACCTCTTCGCCGATATGGACGAAGGCATCTATTGCTTCTGCGGCGACTAGGTCTTTCCGCTCAGTCTCCATAGGTCATCTCGTTCACCGATAACCGGATCAATGCGGACATCGTTGTAGCAAATATGAACCACGCGAGCAGGATCCATGCTCACAGCCTTTGCAATTGCCCTGGTCGTCCTCGATTCAAAGTTGCCGGGCTTAGCGGCCTCCTCGGTTAGCCAACCGAAAATCTTGTCAGCATCCCGTTGACCTGTGTACCGGCTCACAAAGGCTTGAATAGCCAAAACCAGCCCGCCGCCGATCGCGCCAGCAACAACCTCACTCCATTCCGACATCTATGCCATCTCCTTTTTGGCTGCTGGCAGAACTATAGCCGCGAGGTATCCCCATGCCCACAGCAATCGACCTATTCGCCGGACTCGGCGGATGGAGCACTGGCGCGCGCGCCGCCGGCGTCCAGGTTCTCTGGGCGGCCAACCACTGGCCAGTGGCCGTTGAATGGCATAGCGCCAACCACCCCGACACCCAGCACGTCTGCCAAGACCTGCACCAAGCCCGTTGGGAGCAGGTGCCCTCTCACGACATCCTGCTCGCCTCCCCTTGCTGCCAAGGCCACGCCAAGGCCCGGGGCAAGAAGTCGGGCAACCCTGAGCACGACGCCTCGCGCTCGACGGCCTGGGCGCCGGTATCGGCCCTTGAGTTCCACCGGCCACAAGCGGCGGTGATCGAGAACGTGCCTGAGTTCACTGACTGGGTGCTCTACCCTGCCTGGCTGCAGGCGGTGCAGGCGCTGGGCTATCAAGCCGCGCCGCACATTGTCGACTGCGCCGACCTCGGCGTGCCGCAGCATCGGGTGCGCCTGTTCATGGTGCTGACGCGCAGCAAGGCGCCGCTGATGCTGCAGCTGCCGCAGGAGCGCCATGTACCGGCAGCCAGCTTCCTCGACTTCGACGCCGGGCGCTGGTCGCCGATCGAGAAGCCAGGCAGAGCCCCAGCCACTCTCGACCGAGTCCGCAACGGGCGCCAGCGCTTCGGCGAGCGGTTCATCATGCCCTACTACGGTAAAGGCTCAGGCACTACCGGGCGCGACATCAACCGGCCGATCGGCACCATCACCACTTTGGACCGCTGGGCCCTGGTCGACGGCGACCGGATGCGGATGCTCAGCGCCAGCGAGGCGCTGGCCGCAATGTCGTTCCCGGCTGACACCCTTCGCCCAGACAACCACCGACTGACCATGCATATGGCGGGCAATGCGGTACCGCCACTGGCCGGCCAGCGAGTAATTGAAGCTCTAATGCAAGCGGCGTGAAGCGCGGTCAGTCGTCTCGCTCAACCAGTGCAATCCTAGCTTTCAGCTCCTTCACCTCGCTTTTCAGGTGTTCACACTGACCTCTCAGCTCGTTCACGTGTCTTCCGACTCGTATGAACTCATACCAGATTCCGCCAAACAACAACGCCAGCCCAACCCACTCCATAAGCATCTCCTCCAGCCGTCACTGAACTTTAGCTGGAGCAGAGCGAGGTATCCCCATGCCCACAGAAAACCGATCCAGCAACACCGAACAGATGGTCAGCGTGCCGCGTGAGCTGCTGCAGCGAGCCACCGACAACAAGTACCTGGAGAAGGAAAGGATCAGCATCTACAGGCATGAGGCGTTGTTTCAGCTTCGCGCTCTTCTCACCCAGCCAGCCGCCCAGCACCAGGGCGAGCCGGCGGTACCGGAGGGATACTGCCTCATGCCCAGACAGCTCACAGCCGAAAACGGCGCCAAGGCCCTGTTGCTTGGCGAGTTCAAATTGCAGGTCACGCGCGAATGTCCTGAATGCCAGGAGCTCGAAGAGCCATTAGAGGGCTGCGAAGTCTGCGATGGAGAAGGTGAGTACGCGCAGCGCCACACCATTCCATGGGATCAGATCAAGTTCATCTACAGCGAGGCGGTCAAGGGTCTCGCTCTCCAGCCGAACGCAGTCCGGTAGCGCAAATCCTGACAAGAGCACATTTGTACTCCACCCCGCTTTAACCCCTCTCCCCTCTATTGAACAGCCGCGATATGGCGGCAAGGACGAAGTCATGCCTGAAGAAGTGAAGCTGATCCAGCCGGCGCCGGTCGTGCGCGATGAATACGGAATGTTCCAGCATCCCAACTTGCCCGACTTCGAAGAGGGCGACGGCGAGAAGTACAAGGCCTGGATCGCGCAGCAGGGTCTTCAGCTCATGACGGTCTACCTGGAGACTGACGCACCGGAAGAGATCGCTGAGCGCTACTTCGAGGCTGGCGAACCGCATTGCGGCTACTGGGTGCCTAGCAAGCCCGAAGGCGATGGCTGGTTCTGCCTGGCTATTCACGACACGGAGGACGGTCCTGTGTGTTGGTGGGCGCGCCGTGAGGTGAAGCCATGAAGCGCCACCTGGTCGTCATGGGCGTCCTGATCGGCACCTTAACTTTGGTGCAGGTCTTCTGCGTCGGCATGTTCGTCGGTCGCGAGACCAAGGTCTGCCAGCTGCAGGCCGGCAACGAGCGCCAGCTCTCCCCGCACGAACAAGACACCCCTACCCCTGCAAAGGCGCCAGTGCGCTGGAATGAAGAGAGGTATGAGCTGTGACGAAAGCACTGGAATACGGAAAAGACCTCTGGCTGATGCTGGCCCCGACTTTTGATCAGGCCACAGCGCTGGACGGTCACAGCGGCTATCGCGAGAAGGGGCAAGCCTTCGCCGGCTTCATCGCCGCAGTGGCTGGGACTATGTGCGCCCAGATCGGCACCGATGCGGCACGAGCGGTCCTCGAAGTAACGGCTCAGGGGCTTCCGAGCATCGAGCGCGCAACACTGAAGGCGGTGACGCCATGATGATCCTCCCCATCGCCGCCCCGCTCTACATGGCCTGGATGATCTGGAAGGGGCCGAGGCCATGAGCCGGTACATCGCTGTGATCCACGGCTGGCACGTAGAGAGCAAAGGCTTCGACGTACACGAATTGGTCGCCGGCACCCCGCAGGCTGCTGACGACGAAGCATGCTTGCTGGCTGCACGGCGTGACGCTGCCTTCGACCGCACCGCCTACGTGGTTGTCGAGGTTGATGACCGCGAGCACCTTCCCCGGCGCCTGACCTGGCGCGAACGCCTCACCGGCAAGATTCAGTAACCCCTCCCCCTACAACAACTCAAGCCTGCCAGTAGGCGGGCGAGGATGAGCTATGTCCGCAACAACCCGTTTTCACGAAGCCGCCAACGACGCCCTTGTGCAGATCAGCAACAACCTGTGGCCCGAGGCCAAGCTCGCCCTGGTCATCTACACGCCTGGCGAACCCGGCAAGGACATCGTCCTGAAGGATCAAGGCCTTGTCCTTGATGAGGTGATCAGCACCCTGCGCCGCAGCGGTCTCAGCATCGACGGCGACAACGCCTACAAGCAGGACCTGTGCGACTCGATCTTCGGCGCCTTGGCTATCGGCAAGCAGAATACCAACCCGCCACCGACCGACCACTGGGGGCAGCGCTTCTGGGATATCGGTCGGGCCGAGGGGGAACTGCAGGAAGAGCTGCTCCTGGCCTTAGCGCAGTTGACCGACTGTTTGAGCAAGGCGCTAACCGGCGGCGAAGTGTCCGCTGCTGCAGCTGGCCACGCGCTGACGAAGGCCGGCGATCTGATCATCAAGCACCGAACCTAACCCTTCCCACCTCTGCCGCCATGCGCGGCGTGGAGCCTATCCCATGGAAACCGAAATTCTCTCGGAGAAAGAACTGGCCGAGCTGACCGGCTACAAGGCCAGGGGCTACCAGCGCCGCTGGCTTGAAGAGCACCAATGGCACTTCGTCGAAAGCCGCGGCGGTCGACCACTGGTTGGCCGGCAGTACGCCCGAATGAAACTGGGCATGCCCCTTCAAGTAGTGCCCTTAACGCCCCCGCCTCTGCCAGCACCGGCATGGACGCCTGATATTTCGAAAGTGAGGTGATATGCGCCCGCGCAAGACAGAGAACCGTCACCTTCCACCGCATATGTACCAACGCACTCGCAAGCGCAAAAGCGGCAAGGTCTGGGTCAGCTACTACTACCTGGACAAATCGGGCAAAGAAATCACGCTAGGCAGTGATATCAATCTCGCCCGCCTGAAATGGGCGGAGCTGGAATCAAAGGACAAGCCTCACGACCTACGCATCATGAAGGCCATCTTCGACCGGTATGAGCGGGACGTTATCCCGAAGAAGGCTGAGAGAACTCAAAAGGACAATCTGGCCGAACTGCGACAGCTTCGCCCCTTCTTCGATGATGCGCCGATCGATGCGATCACCCCCGCCCTCGTTGCTCAATACCGCGATGCCAGGACCGCCAAAGTTCGAGCCAACCGCGAGCTGGCCACCTTGTCGCACGTGTTTAACCTGGCGAGGGAATGGGGGCTCACAACTCGGGAGAATCCCTGCCAGGGTGTGCGCAAGAATAAAGAGGCCCCGCGAGACTTCTACGCGAATGATGCAATCTGGAACGCGGTCTACGAGAAGGCTGTGGGCGAGATGAAGGTCGCCATGGATCTGGCGTATTTGACAGGCCAGCGTCCTGCGGACGTGCTGGTGATGAGGAGGGATGATATCGAGGGCGTTGCCCTGGGCGTCAAGCAGCAGAAGACACACAAAAAACTGAGGATTCTGCTTGAGATTGACGGAGTGGAAACAGGTTTAGGGGCCCTGATCAGCAGCATCCTGGCTCAGAATGAGCGGCACAGCTCGCCTTATTTGATCCTGACCGACACAGGCAAACGGGTGACCGCCGCAATGCTGAGGCACAGGTGGGACGACGCGAGAGTGAAAGCAGTTAAGGCCGCCGAGGAAGCGGGTGACACCTTGCTGGCCGGGCGCATCAGCCAATTCCAGTTCAGAGACATCCGCCCTAAAGCCGCATCCGAAATCAAAGACATCGAGGACGCAAGCCTGTTGCTTGGCCATACCAAGGGGGACATTACTGAGCGTGTTTACCGGCGGGTCGGAGCGGTCGCCAAGCCGACCAAATAG